TCAATACCAATCTAACGGCGCAAGCTGAAGCGAAAGCTTTGCTTGACGCCAACTCCGCGGAATCCGTCCGCATCCAAAACATCAAAGACAAAAAATTCCTGCCCATCCATGAGGGCATCGGCAAAGGTGTATCCACCAGTGCCAAAGGAATTCAAGAGGCCGTGAAACGCCTCAACGAAGATAAAAGCTTCATGCAACGTCCCGAATCACCCACCAGGCGCTCTCACGCGCCACGAGGAAAACGATGACAACCACGAACGAGCTAGAGGTGCGCTGCCTCGGCATGCGACACCGAGTCTCCAAATCGTTCCCCAACCCCGGCCGAACGCAGCAATCCTTCAAGGAGGAATGCGACATCAACGGCATCATGGCCCGCTGGGCCAAAACCGGGGCACTCACCAACGGCAACCGCCTCCAGCCAAAATATGGCGACTTCACCACGGTCCCCGAACACCAGGTGGCCATGAATCTCGTGATCGAAGCCCAAGACTCCTTCGATCGCCTACCGGCCATCACCCGGGACTACTTCCACAACGACCCCGAGCGCCTCATGGCGTTCATTCAAGATCCGCTGAACACGGACAAGGCGGTCGAACTCGGGCTGGCCGATCCGCGGCAGCCCACGACCAATAAACCGGCCGCTGAGGCCGTCCCTGCGCCCGCTGAGCCCCCATCAGCGAGCGCAACCCCTCCTGGGGAGGCCGCTCAGGCCAATCCCCAGGGGGGAAATCCCTAGCCAGTACAGTACTCTCTTGATGTAACTGTACTGACTGACACCGATCTACCAGAACTGTGTCAATCAAACCCAAAAACAAGGAGGTTCCGCCATGCGGCACCGACGAAAGAAGCTCTCGAAGAGATCTTCGCGCAAGTCCTTCAGACGAGGAAACGGCGTTCACAGCCGTAATACCAAACGAGTCTTCAGAGGCGGTATACGCCTCTAGAATGGCTTGCTACCATCCGATCGATGCCCACCGCACCCCCTCAGGGGAAGTCACCTTCAATCCCTTTGAGGGGGTCGTGGGTCGATCCTTCAAAATCAGCTGTGGACAATGCCACGGCTGTCGACTCGAACGCTCCCGACAGTGGGCAGTTCGAATCACTCACGAAGCCTCGTTGCACACTCGAACTCACGCTCGCCACCCTGAGGCAAGCAATCGAAATGGCAACTGCTTCGCAACTCTTACCTACTCCGACGACGAGCTCCCCGACCGGGGAACGCTCGTCCTCGAGCACCTCCAAAAATTCATGAAGCGAGTGCGGCGACACTTCCCGCAAACCATCCGCTTCTACCAGTGCGGCGAATACGGTGACCACACCCAACGACCGCACTACCACTCTTGCCTGTTCAACGTCGACTTCTCCGAAGATCGAAAACATCACAAAACCACTCCAGCCGGAGATCATCTCTACACGAGCGTCCTGCTCGACGAACTGTGGACCCACGGCCACTGCATCCTCGGCGAACTCACCTTCGACTCAGCGGCCTACGTGGCCCGCTACGTCATGAAGAAACGCACAGGCAAACAAGCGCCTCTCCACTACGAGCGCTTCTCCCTCGCCACTGGCGAGGTCTACGAAATCAAACCTGAATTCGCCACGATGTCCCGCCGTCCGGGCATCGGCAAAACCTGGCTCGACAAGTACGGTAAAACCGACTGCTTCAACCACGACCAGGTGGCCATCAACGGCCACACTGCAAGACCCCCCCGCTACTACGACAATCAACTAGATGACGTTTCCCTTTTGGCCCTCAAAGCGAAGCGGGCCAAAGAAGGGAGACTTCATCGGGCTAACAATACACCTGACCGACTCGCGGTCAGAGAAGCTTGCGCACTATCCAAGGCAACGCCTAGAATGTAGGCATGCTTGACATAATCATAGAGACAGCATTTCTCCTAGCCATCATCATCATCATCATCATCATCAAAACAAAACAACAAACCTTAAACGACGATCCAACGACGAATCCCAACTACAAAAACAAAATCAACACTCACATAACATCCAAGGAGACTTTTCCAATGCAACTACTCGCTTTCAGCGTCTACGATTCCAAAGCAGAATCCTTCCTGCCTCCATTCTTCCTGCATAACATCGCTCTAGCCATCCGCAGCTTCACACAGGCGTGCAACGACCCAACTCACGCCTTCGCTCGATTCCCGGAGGACTACACCCTCTTTCACGTAGGCAGCTTCCAATCAGCAGCCGAACCGAATCAGCCGCCAGCTGGGACCTTAACGCAGCTGGCAACACCCCTCTCTCTAGGGCTTGCAACACAACACATCCAAACCGCTTTCCCGCGAACGGAAAGCACCGACCCCTCTGACAGCGTCGCTCAGAGCACGCCCCGTGAACTCTCAACCATTAGGAGCAAATAACATGCGATCGAACCAACACAACCAGTCCCACTTTTCTGCGGCGCCTGCCGTCTCGCACCCACGCTCCGCCTTCAACCGAAGCCACGGCCGGAAAGGAACTTTCCGCGCGGGCTTCATCACACCCATACTCGTCGACGAGGCTCTGCCCGGCGACACTATCAATCTCTCGGCCGAAATTTTCGCGCGACTAGCAACACCCCTGCACCCGATCATGGACAACATCCATCTCGAAACCTTCTACTTCTCCGTCCCCTACCGCCTGGTCTGGGAAAACTGGCAACGCTTCTGCGGCGAACAAGACAATCCCGACGACTCCGTGGATTTCCTCATTCCCCAGATCACCTCAGGTCCGACCGGCTACACGGTCAACACCATTCAGGACCACATGGGACTCCCGATCGGGAACGAGATCACTCACTCGGCCCTCTGGTTCCGAGCCTACAATCTGATCTACAACGAATTCTTCCGCGATCAGAACCTTCAAGACTCCGTGCCTGTTCATCGCGATGACGGGCCGGACCCCGTCACTGACTACACAATGCTTCGACGGGGCAAACGGCACGACTACTTTACGTCCTGCTTGCCTTTCGTTCAGAAAGGCCCTGCCGTGGAAATTCCACTCGGCACCTCCGCCCCGGGCGTGGTGGATCCGTTCTCGGAAAACCACCTCGTCATCCCCGGGGCTATCCCCGTTCCCACCTTCCAACTAGAAGGGGGCGGCCCAGTAGTAACTCTCCTCGGGGCCGCAGGGGACCCCAACGCCCAATGGTCTGAAAACCCCGGCATCGGCAACATGGAAGTCGTCCATCCTGGCAGCCGTGCCGAAATCAATAACGACGGCCTTGGCTGGACTACAACAACCGATCTCACCCAAGCCTCTGCCGTCACTATCAACGCGCTACGCGAAGCGAGCGCAATCCAAAGACTCTTCGAAACCGACGCTCGCGGCGGTACCAGGTACACCGAAATCATTCGGTCACACTTCGGAGTCACTTCCCCAGATCAACGCCTCCAGCGTCCCGAGTACCTCGGGGGGGGTCACACCATGATCAACATCCGCCCGGTCCCACAGACTTCCAAGTCGGATGTCCAAGGACCGGACGCCTCACCTCAAGGCAATCTTGCCGCCTTCGGAGTCGGACACATGTCCGGCTCCGGCTTCACGAAATCCATCGTGGAGCACTCCCTAATCCTCGGCTTCGTGGTCGCACGAGCCGATCTCACCTACCAACAAGGGCTCGCACGCATGTGGAGCCGCCGCACTAAGTTCGACCACTACTGGCCCGAACTCGCCCACCTGGGCGAACAAGCGGTTCTCAACCAAGAGATCTTCTACCAGGGCGAACCTGGTGAAGACGCCGATCAAGACCAAGGGGTCTTCGGCTACCAGGAACGGTTCGCGGAACTCCGCTACAAGCCTTCCCAAGTCGTCGGAGAATTCCGATCCGACTCACCCATCCCCCTCGACACTTGGCACCTGGCCCAAGACTTCGAGGAACTACCGGTTCTCGGCGCCGAATTCATTGAGGAAGACCCGCCGATCGACCGCGTGATCGCGGTCCCCTCAGAACCGCACTTCATCTTCGATGCCTACTTCAATTACAACCATGTCCGGCCGCTGCCGACCTACTCCATTCCCGGCCACACGGGCCGCTTCTAATGGGCGGCGCCGCAGCGGGCGGAGCCGGAGTAACGGCCTTTCTTCAATCGCTTGCCGACTACGGCATGCAGCAACTCACGGCCAACCGAAACAAGAAGGAGGCCAGGCGCGCTCGCGCGCACCAAATCTACATGCGGTCCACCGCATACCAGGCCACAATGAAAGACATGAAAGAAGCTGGCCTTAACCCCATCCTCGCCTATTCGCAAGGCGCCACGGGCGCGGGTTCATCCCCAATGGCGAGCCACTCCGGCGGGGGCACCTCCGCCGGCGCCGCCTTCGCCGGCGCACACTCCGCAATCTCTGCGGGCAAACTCCGCAAGGAGGAACAACTCAACCTCGCAAAACAGCGCGAGGTCATGGATACGCAAGTAGGACTCAATACCAATCTAACGGCGCAAGCTGAAGCGAAAGCTTTGCTTGACGCCAACTCCGCGGAATCCGTCCGCATCCAAAACATCAAAG